TTTGAATTTTTTTTTTTATCACTTGACGTGGCTGATGCGTAATTTTCACTATTTAACGTGAGGGAAACAGCTAAAACCCCCACGGACGATGACACGGCCTTCTACAGGGCAACGTCTACTGTAACTATGGACTCAAAATGGGTGTTCCACAGCGCTCTTGGTAGCTTAGGCGCTAAGTGGGGCCCCTTGTCCTTTCCAGATCTGTTCACGCGTTTGAATCCGAGGATTCCGTCACACACGGACGCGTAACAATCAAACAACTCCGCCTCTGTCACACCATACACTTTGCTGAGGAAGGTATATAGACAGTCTGGATCGATGATATCCGAAGACATAGTCATCTCCTTGAGTTCCCCTGCAGAAAATTTATACGACATAGCCTGATTCCTGAAATCAAGGAAAGGGGCTGTCGATAACTGTTCTGCTGTTTCCAACAGAAGCGTCCGTAATGAACCGATGTGCCTGTGCTCATACGCAGCTGACAAAAGCTTGCCAGCCATGTAATCATCATCAGATACCGCGCGATTATTGTTCGCACGGATTGGTAACTTGCACACAACGCGTCCAAATGATGGTACGGGGAATGTTTTGTTCATGCCAGGGGCGAAACGCTTGCGAAGGAACGTCGCTTGTTCTCGGTAGTGGACTACCTTTCCTTCAGTTTTCATCCCTGACCCTTGTGCCACTGCCTCGAAAGATGCCTTTAACTCTTTTCTCGGTTGTTCAGTGTACACCACTCCGTCATCCCCGTATACCAGTGTGGTACTCTTAGTAATTCCGGCCAATTTTTGCGCAGCAAGTGAAGTGCAACTGTTCACATATCCGTTGCCAGTGGTGGTAGTAACCTCACCACTCCAACGCTGTCCCTTCACTTGACCTTTAACACCATAGCGTGTAAATACGCGCACGCTGGTGTTATTGGCGAATTCCCTAACAAACCACTCTGGCGCGCCAAGTTTGTAGTAAAACATGGCTTCCCACTTACGAACTCCAGCGGGCTGTGTCCCGTCGTTGTTCTTAAAATCGTTCTCAAAGGCCTCTCCCGGGGTGTGATGTACTATCTCCGCGATCTCGTCAGCAGTCATTCCCACGCAATAAATTACTTCCAACCCCTTGTTCAATGGGTTCTTGCGTGACAACTCCTCACTGATCCTACGAGAAAGATAAAAAACGACAGATCCCATTACAAGATTGTACATGTCTCCACCTTGGTAGACGACGCGTGGCTGGGACCCATCATTCTTCAATAGAACCTCCGATTTTGCAAACACCGTTTTGTCGGTATACCCAGGCAGTGTGAAGTCCATAGAATCCAAGACTGCCGTTAACCTCTCCCGCTTCTGCCCGCTCATCTCATCAAGATAAGCACATATCATCTCTTTGTCGAGTCGGATTTCATCACGCTCATGAATCTTGTCCATGAGCGCATGATGACCTTCAATAAAAAGGTCGCCGACATCTTTCTGAGGTGCATGATCGCATCTTTTCTTTACAGCATGGAGAGTGGCCGCCTCGCTCTGTGCAACTACCTGGACAGGGACACCCTCGATCACTGCGCCCTTCGTTGGTTGAAAGGTGGCTCGAGGCTCCGTGGCCTTGGTGACATTTACAGTAGGTTTAATATTTTCATATCGCACCTCCGTTGGGAAGTTGAAGGGTCTGTTTTCAGTGACTCCTCCGACTATAGGACCGGTC